GTGCGGTACGCGATGCTGACGCGGCATCCAGGTGATTACTGGTTCCAGAACGGCAAGCAGCGGAACGAGAAGCATGTGTTCCTGCCTGCTGAGGATGTCATTCACCTGTTCCTACCAGAAAGGCCCGGACAGAACCGTGGAGTGCCCTGGTTCCATGCAGTGATGGCTGATGCACATCAACTGCAAGGGTATGAAGAGGCAGCGGTGATTCGTGCTCGTGCGGGCGCCAGCTTGATGGGATTCATTACAAATAATGAAGGTGAGCTAACGCCAGACGACATCGAGAACAATCAAAGGATCAGCGAGTTTGAGCCTGGAACGTTCAAATATCTGGCGCCAGGCGAGAACGTGACTGTGCCCAACATTGACTCACCGGATCAGCAGTTTGACATGTTTGTCCGCAACAAGGTGCGGCGATTCGCATCAGGCTTTGGTTGCTCTTATGAGACCCTGAGCAGGGATTTCTCGGAAACCAATTACTCAAGCAGCAGGCTGTCGTTGCTGGAGGATCGTGAGCATTGGCGGGTAGTGCAGAACTACCTGATTGAGAATTTTCACATGCGGATCTACCGCGAGTGGCTGAACCTTGCGGTTTTGGCCGGTGAACTGCCATTTCAGGATTATGAGCTGCGGCCTGAGAGGTACGACAATCCCAAGTGGCTGACCCGTGGCTGGAGCTGGGTTGATCCGCTCAAGGAGGTCAAGGCATACCGTGAAGCCGAGCAAGCTGGCTACATGACCAAGGCGCAGATCATTGCGCAATCGGGTGGCGGTGACTTTGACGACAACGTGGCGGAGCTTGCCCGTGAGCAAAGTGTTGCCGATGCGGCGGGCGTCACCTTGGATAAGGACTTGCTTGGTGCGGTGGCGCCACCACCACCACCTGCTGTTGAGGAGCAACCATGAGCGCGATGCCAACTGAAGGGATGCGCGAGGAAGCGCGTCGTTATCGGGAGTGGAAGGAAGAGGGCCGCAAGGGTGGCACTGAGGTTGCTGCGCGGCGTGCTGGGCAGATTCTCAGTGGTGAAGAATTGAGTGATGAGACAATCGTGACGATGAGTGCATGGTTTGCTCGTCATGAAGTTGACAAGCAAGGTCAAGGCTTCAGTCCTGGTGAAGAGGGTTATCCATCGCCCGGCAGGGTGGCATGGGCAGCATGGGGTGGTGATCCTGGTAAAGCTTGGGCAGATAGCCTTGTTGCAAAGATGGATCGCATCATGAACGAAGAACGCCCCTATCCCAATGAACATGCTGCTCGATTGCGTGATCCTGGGCAGTACGACAGCTTTCGTCGCCGTAACGATGCGGCTGGTGAAGGTGTGGACTTCATTTTTGGCATCAAGGAAGGAGAGGAAGGCGCTGAACTGCAGGCGATCCGTTTCCGTTTGAGCCAGTTCACGGCTGCTGAAGCCCGCAAATGGCTCAGTGACCGTGACTATGAGCCAATTGAATTTGAGGAGGCAACAGGCGAGCGTGAGTTGCGTGCAGCGCCTGATGCACTGAAGGAGGGTGATTTCGTGTCGTGGAATAGCTCAGGCGGTACGGCACGAGGCCGTATCGAGCATGTGATGCGTGAGGGGGTGTTGGGTGTGCCCGAAAGTAGCTTCAGCATCAATGCAACGGCTGAAGATCCAGCAGCCTTGATTCGTATCTATAGGCAGGACAGCGATAATGAATGGCAAGAAACGGAGACCCTTGTTGGTCATCGCTTCAGTACGCTGACCAAAATTGAGGCATTGAGGTCTATGGATGACAAGCGGGACTACACCGGCAAGTATCAACGTACTGAGGCCACTCAGTTTCGTTCTATTGAAGAGCGGGTGATGGAATTCCCGTTCAGCTCGGAGTATCCGGTTGAGCGGTATTTCGGAAAGGAAGTGCTGAGCCATGAAATGGATGCAGCAGTCCTTGAGCGGTTGAACGATGGCGCACCGCTGCTGTTTAACCATGACCCTGATCGTGTACTGGGCGTGGTTGAACGCGCTTGGGTTGACGGTCAGAAGAGGCGTGGTTACGCAAAAGTGCGTTTCAGCCGCAGCAAGGCCGCTCAGGAGATCCTTGATGACGTGCGCGATGGCATTTTGCGTGGCGTGAGCTTCGGCTATTCAATTGATGAAATGCAAGAGCGCGACGGCGCAATGGTCGCCACGAGCTGGTCTCCTTATGAAATCAGCGTTGTTTCTATTCCCGCCGATCCGACGGTGGGCGTAGGACGTTCACTCATTCCGGAGCAAACTATGCAACCCGAGGAGACTAAGATCGAAACTGAAGTCACTGAATCCATTCAGGAGGAAGTGCGCAGTCAAGCGGCCTCCGCCGCATCACCCGAACCTGAGGTTCAAATGGAGAACAACACCCCTGATGTGGAGGTGATCCGGTCCAAGGCCGTCGAGGCCGAGCGGAGCCGTATCGCCGCCATCACCGCACTGGGCGAAAAGCACCAGCTGCAAGATCTGGCCCGCGAATTGATCGATGGTGGTCGCACCCTCGATGAAGCGCGTGCTTCTGTCCTCGACAAACTCGGCCAAGCCCCCATGGAACAACCTATTCGCTCTCAAGACATGACTCAGAACGATCTGGGTCTGGACAAGAAAGAGGTGAAGCGCTTCAGCTTCATCAAGGCTCTGAACTACCTGGCCAATCCTGGTGATGCAAGCGCCCGTCGCTCTGCTGAATTTGAGATTGAGGTTGGTAAGGCTGCCGCTTCCAAGTACGAGCGCTCTTCAAACGGCATCGTGGTGCCGAACGAGGTGCTGCGTCGTGATCTGGTGGTGGACATCCCCGCTTCCGGCGGCAACTTGGTGGCTGATGAACTGCTTGCTGGCAGCTTCATTGATCTACTCCGCAACCGTCTGGCACTGGCCCAGGCTGGCGTCACCATGCTGACGGGCCTGCAGGGGAACATCTCGATCCCCCGTCAGACCAGCGCCGCCACTGCTTACTGGGTGGGTGAGAACGTTGCTCCGACCGAATCGCAGCAAGCGATTGATCAGGTCAACATGACCCCCAAGACTGTGGCCGCTTTTGTGGACTACAGCCGTCGTCTGCTGCTCCAGTCGAGCATCGACGTTGAGGGCATGATCCGTAACGACTTGGCTCGTGTGATCGCTCTGGAAGTTGACCGTGCTGCCATGTACGGCACTGGCTCCACCAACCAGCCTCTGGGTCTGATCAACACCACTGGCATCGGCACTGAGACCCTGACCAACGCTGGCACCTTTGTGCAGCTGATTGCGATGGAGACCGACGTTGCTGTTGCTAACGCTGACGTGGGTTCGCTGCGGTACATCATGAACGCCACCGCTCGTGGCCTCCTGAAGTCCACCAGCAAGGCCGGCACCGAAGCTTCCTTTGTGTGGGAGAACAACGAGGTCAACGGTTATCCGGTGATCGTCTCCAACCAACTGCTGAGCAACGATGCTCTGTTCGGTGACTTCAGCCAGATGGTGATGGGCATGTGGTCCGGTCTGGACCTGATGGTTGATCCCTACGCTGGGGCCACTGCTGGCACCGTGCGCGTGATTGCCCATCAAGACCTCGACGTGGCTGTTAAGCAGCCCGGCGCCTTCTGCTACGGCACCTGATCATCATGAAGGTTGAGATCCTGCGAGGCGTAATGATCAAAGGAGAGCCCGCCGAGGTGGGCTCCATCCTTGATCTGGAGGCAAATGATGCCTTTCTGCTGATCAGCTCCAATAAAGCCGCTGCGGTGGTGGAGGGGCTGTCAGCAGAAACCGCACCTGTTGAGATCGCGCCTGAAGTTGCCACTGAGCTTGAGCCTGTGCTTGAGCCAGTGGAGACCACACTCCAAACTGAAGAGGAGCTTGCTCCTGAAGAAGTTGTGGAGGTCGTGGAAAATGCGTCCATGCGACGTACCCGCAAACCCCGTTCCTCCAAGGAGTAAATCATGGCCATTCTTTCTACTGGTCTGGAAAAACTGTCTCATGTTGCGTTTGCGCCTACCGCAAGCCGCACCAGCGCTCTTAACGGCACTGCCGTTGACATGAAGAACTACGAAGGCGATGTCGTCGTAATTCTTGATGTCGCCAACGGTGGTACTTCCACCCTGAACGTGAAGCTGCAGTCTTCTGACACTGAGTCAGGAGATTACACCGACATCACCACTGTGTTCAGCCGTGGTGGCGTTGAGCAGGCTTCCGGCACTGTTGCCTTCGCTCAGGTGAGCACCACTGCCTCTAAGCAGTTCCTGGTGTTCCCCAAGGGTGTTGCCAAGCGCTGGATCAAGGCTGTGTCCACTGTGGACACCTCGACTCATGTCTATAGCGTCAATGCTGTTGCCGTGCTGAAGTACGCCTGATCTTGAGTGATTGATTGCCCCATCCCACTCAAGTGGGGTGGGGCTTTCCATTGGTAGGCTGTTGGTAGCAAAGAGGATGACATGACGCATGTGCCTTTTGGGTATAACAGCATTTTTGACGTTGCTGACCTTGGCTCGCTGAGTGGAGCTGGTGTCACCACTGCTCAGGCGACAACTGGCGCAACACTGACCTTTCAGGTGACGTTGGCTGATGTGGGAACGAGTGTCGTTATTCGTCTTGAGGGGAGCCTGGATGGCACGAATTATTTCAACCTGAACGCCACGAATACCGATACGACACTTTCAGCGAATGGCACGACCGCCTATTACCTGATGGCACCTGTGTCATTCGTAAGACTGAGGCTGGTGTCTATTACTGGCGGCACGCCAACGGTTAGCTGCAAGGTGGGGACGATGTGACATGGAAGATCTGCTGCGTGGCCGTGGGCTTTTAGGTCCTGGCGCTTTTGACATGATCTACAACTTGACGCTGATAGTCGTCAGCCATTTCCAGCTGGAAAATGGTGACTACTTGTTGATGGAAAGCGGCGACACCATCGCCTGCGAATTCTGATCAGTCTCGCTGCCGCCAGTCCTCAGGTTTGTCTTGCCGAAAGAAGTCTGCGATTTCATCTGGGCTGTTGAAACGACGAATGCCCTTGGCTTCGTCGCCAAGGCCTCCAATGTCAAGTTGATTGAGGAAGTCATCAAGGCTCCCTTCGTGCATTTCAGGGTTTTGCGCTCGGCGTTGCGCTTGCCGCAGCATTGAGGCTGCAGTGCGATTGACCTCGCCAAGCTTGTTTGCCCAGATGCGATCTTGCAGCTCGACTGGTTGCTGCGCTGCAATGCGGGCACAGATTGCTTCCAGGCGCAGGCGGTACTTGGTTGAAAGCATTGCCACGCCACCAGTGGCTGAACAATAGCGAGGCCGCTACCATGTAGTCATGGCATTCAGCGAAGACCTGGATCTGTTTTTGGCCGATTTCGGCGTGCCAGTAACGGCAGGCGATGTAAGCGGCATTGGCAT